CGGCTTGACACAACCCGGAGTTGTTAATTTTGAATTCACAGACGCAGATGTCCCAAAAAATATTGATAATATAGCGAATGTCTTGTCAAGAGTTTATGTCGGTGCGAATAATAGTGCGGTAGAATATAGTGATAGTCATTTTCAATTTAAATATTTACATACTGCCGAAAATGTGGGTCAATCTTACGACGCTGGAAATTCGGCTGTTGATAGTGATAAAAATATTGTTGATCCGATTATTGCTGACGCTGGAGAAGAATGTTATAAGATAAATAAAAGATTAGAGTTATGGAATTATTGTCCCGATATGAGACCCTATGAATTAACTGAAACAATCATTAATATAGCAACTAATCTGGCGGTTGACAATTTAACCCCTCTCGGTGTCGGAGAACCAGAAAAATTATCACACATAAATAAAAATGATCCATTACTGGAACAAAAGATAAAACCTCTCAATAAATCAATATTACCATTTTCAGTTATGGATAGTCATTGTGGGGTGGTATTATTAATGGGTAATACCTTTGATAAGGAAAACTGGAGAGAAGGTCTATCTGGTGTATTAGGATTTACATATAACCAATTTAACCCAGAGATAGTTAATGACTCAAATAATCGCAACGCGAGGATAGAATATTCAAATATAAATAAATTAAAATATCTTACAACCAATAGTGAAATAGTTTCAACAGACGCCAAAAATTATGTAATGAATAGGTGGGGGGCGATAATGTATTCTACTCAAATACCTACACCTTTACTTATAACTGGCTGGGGACAAAAGGGAGCCAATACTGAAATCAATAGAGACTTTCACGCTGGGTATTTATATCCTCCTATTGTAGAACAAACCCAATCTATCCCAGTTAATTCTCAAGAACTAGCCCGAACAATGATAAGACCATACTATTCTATTAGGAGTGATTTAATATTACAAGAAAGTAATAAATACCACGGCTCCCTAGATAGTGGAGCAAGACTACCAATCATAGCATTAATTAATAAAGAGAATGGTGACGGGGACTTCTATTTTGACGGAGGAGAGTTTGAATTCACAATAACAAATGATATGAATATTTCTTCAATAACAACTTCAATCCACGATCCAGACGGCTCACTAGCAAATCTTAATAATGGTTCTGGTATTGTTTATAAAGTATCAAGAATTAAAAATCTTGATATGTCTATTATTCAAGAAATTCTTCAAGAAAAAAAATAATATTTATTGTATAATGGATTTAGAACTTGACGCAAAAAATATTCTTGAAATTAAAATTATCAAGACATGTATTTGTGAAAGTAGTTATTCAGCCCCAATGAAAAAACAATTGACCGAATTTTTAGAAGATATAGTATCTTGTATAAATAATGAAAATAAGGTTGAGGTTAATATTGTAATTGAAACAACAGATACAAGTTCAAGTGAAGAAGAAGAAAAATGGGAGGACTAAAATGGAGATAGAAAAAGATCGACGAATTCAATCAAAATATTTAATTGTTTGTAATAAGGTATATTCTTTATGATTCTTTTTATTAACCTTTTTATTTAAGAATATGTAATGCTTGAGATAATTCAAAACATTAAGATAATCTCTCTTGTATTTAGTTTCTAACATTTTATACTTATAGTTGAGAAAAATAATATTCTGTAAATCCTCTGGAATATTTAGTGATTGTATCATAAGTATTTTTTTATACATTATTAATAAATGGAGAAAAAAGTTTTATACAAACCTTTTAAGAGCAAAGCGAAGAACAAAAAATATTCGGTATATGTTAAAGGACCAACTGGTAAACCAAGACTAATACATTTCGGGGATAATAGATACGAACACTTCAAAGATAAAATAGGTGAGTGGTCTCATTTAGACCACGGCGACCCCCAGAGAAAAAAGAATTATTATTCAAGACACGGCAAGGCTACTTCAAAAGATACACCGAAATACTGGTCTCATAAAATATTGTGGTAATCCAAATCGGCACAAACGATTTTATTATTTATTCTCATTAATCCAAATTGACATTCATATAAGGTTGTTAGTGTCAAAATGGATTAATCTATAATTATGTTATTAATAATAGCCCAAATACTCCATAAATCTATTATTATGTGTTATTTTAGTTAGTTTTATGGTCTTTTATGGTCTATTTAGAAATAAAATTATAATTTTATTTGTGGTTTAGGGTTATTTAGACATAATCCTTGATTAATGGAGAGAAAATATATCATTTTTACACACATTTTTAGATTAATAGTTAAAATTATAGGGGTATACCTCATAATTTTCAAATCCTACGATAAAAACATTTTAAATTAAAAATAATTTATTATAGAAATACAAGAGAAAAAAAGATCGACGAATTTAAGATTATTTTTTTATTTTCTTTTTCCATTCATTAAATAATTTATTATAAAAATCCAAAAATATTGTGCCGTCATTTTCGTCGCTGGCTTCTTCTATTGCTTTATCACCAGAAGGTTTCTTTAATTGTTTCAACATATACTTCGCCACCTCTCTATCGTAATAATCAACATTACCTTCTAAACCTTCAACACCATTTTCTAATACCTCTCTAATATCGTTTTTGTTTTCTTCATAAGAAATAACTCGGTCTCTTGTCATTCTACCTTTATCAATATTTTTCATTAATGTAATTATTTTTTTATCTGTCATTGCCATGGGTTTACTTTCCTCCTTCTTATCTTTCAATCCATATTTATTTGTGGATAAATTACCATTAGGTAATCTAAACTTAATAAATAATTGTATGAGTCTATTTTCTTTTGTCCCCATTTCTTTATCTTTAAGTTTCCTAACAACATTATTTATTTGAACATCAAAGATAGGTCTTGACGGATCTTGTAATAATATAAACTTACCCTCTTTGTCTATGACCTTATCTTCAATCGCTTTGTCCCTTGTCTTCTTATCTTTCCAAGTATATTTATCCATTGCTTTATTAAAGGTTTCAGTCCACTTTTTTTTCTTCTCCACTTCTAGTTGCTTTCTTCTTTTCGCAATCTGTTCTTTTCTTGCGTCTGTTGTGAGCGGTGGTGGTTTCTTTTCTGGTGGTTTCTTTTCGGCTTCACCCTTTCCTTTTATTTTAAATTCGTGGGCTTTCGTTTCGCATTTATTTTTTTCTTAAGTTCTTCTATCTCCATTCGTAATGCTTCAATGATTTTATCTTTCTCACCCTCCTTCTTCATTTTTTCTTCACGGGCTTTTTTTCTCTTGTCCTTTTCTTGTTGACTTACTTCTTTCGGTGGTTTAAGTTTCACTACTTCTGGTCTCCGTTTCATTTTCTTACCAGATTTAATATGTCTTAATTCTGGTGGAGAGGTGTCTTCATTTACTTTGTAGCCAGCCTCTTTAATTATTTTTATAATATTTTCTCTTGATACTTTACCCTTCGGTAATTTCAATTTCATTAATTCGTCATATGATTTAATCATTCGTTTAAGTTCTGGGACAGACAACATTTTATAACATGTATTGATAAATTATTTTAGACAATCAAACACAAAAAAAGGATTTTCTTTTGTATTTCTTTCTGTCCTCTAATCTCTTTAATTTTTTCTCTAACTTTTTAATTCTTTCTCTTTTTTGAAATATTAAAGTTGATCTTGATATAGTATCACAGCGATACATTCTTACTCTAATCTTCTTATCAAAGATTACCCGACACTTCGTATTTCTCATAGAATTATTTTCTATATTATAGTATAAATAAATAAATGCCGAAAAATAATACCATAATCCATAAGTCATATTCAAAAAAAGATTTACTAAAAATTATTGACGAATTTAAAATCCCTATAGGAGTTAATGAATCACATACTAAATTATGTGTCGCTACTACACTATGGAGTATTTTAGTAGCACTTCAATATATAGACATACCTCCTAATAATTCACTATTAGTTAAAGATTTACCAAGTTTAAGAAAGGCATTACAAATACCTAATCCAAGAAAACCTTATTCAGTTAAAGATAGAGACAGATATATCTTAACAGCCAAAAAAATAAATCATTACTGCGAGAATGGTTATGATTTAGAAAAATCATTATACACAGATATATTACAGATATATAATGACGCAGACGAAATTTCTAAATATGGTGATATACCTATTGTAAGAAAAACAATTAATAAATTAATGAAGGATATAAAGAGACCATATATTATTCAACCACAAGTATCCCCACATATATTAAGGGATATAGAACTGAAAAAATCATTGAATAAGAGATCAGTATATATGAAATGTAAAGTAAAACACGGACATTTCGTAATTAATTTTGATTGAATGCGGTAATTTCAAGATATTTTTTTTCTATGTATAAGTATAAAATAAATGGCGAATTTATCTGATAGTCCTATATTTAAAGTTTATGATGATTATTATACACCGAAATCTGCGTGGGAGAATATTAATCACCTCATACCTAAAGATAAAGTAATATGGGAGGCTTGTTTATTGAATTCATTTCAAAGTAAATCAGTAGAATATTTAAAGGAGTTAGGTCATAATGTCGTAGGGGATACTTCATTAGATATTCTTAAAGATAAACCTTTAGATAGTGATATTATAATTACTAATATCCCTTTTGATAGAGAATTAAAAGAACCTATTCTCAAGAGGCTTGTAGAAATAGATAAACCATTTATTATCATAATGAATAGTATGAATACTTTTACAAAATATTTAAGAGAAATATTCAAAGGTAATTTTCAACATTTACAAGTTATTACCCCCGACGGCAAAATTAATTTTATTAGATTAAATGAAGACGGCTCACTAACTAGAACGAAAAATTGTTCTTTCTATTGTATTTATCTAGCCTATAAAATGAACCTCAAATCAGAGGATTTATGGTTAGGTAAATAGAGATACAAAAAAGATCGACGAATTTAAGTTCTCAAATACATGTATCCCTTTTTTAAAATTATCTTACAACATTTTTTTTATATTGATTAAAATATAAAATGAGTAGTGATTATAACCCGAGCGACCCTATGGCTAAAAAATCAGTTTCTAAAGATAGATCGGCTCAACCCGATATTATCAATTTAAGACAATTACCTACTTCAACGGCTCAAGAGGTAGAAAGTGATATTCTCCGTCCAGTTGTTTTTTCTAGTGATAATACTTTTTGTCGTTTTGAATTAGAACCGAAAGGTTTTCTGTCGCCTTCTTCAAGTATTTCGTTAGGTTGTCAAGTGAAGACCAGTGATAATGTTTTAACCGCATTTTATCCATTATCGGTTGGAGTTCACTCACTAATACAAAGAGCCGTCCTCAAGACTTCTTCGGGTCGGGTAATTTGTGATATTGACGAATTTGGTTGGTTTAAGAGTCTAAAAAATGCGTTCTCTGACAATTCAACTCAAATGGAGAGAGAACAATACAAAAACGGGACTTGTCTGGCGTGGGGACCAGCCTACAAAGATGTTGATGACTCTGGCGACACTGACGGATTTGAAGCAAATACACAAGCAGACTTTTTGGCTCTCCAGAATGGTAAGGAGTATGGTGGTGAAGTGACGGACGGCTCGCGAGCGGGATTAACCCCTCATAAGTTTTCTATTGTGACGAGTGAAGCGAATCATAATTCATTATTCCCTACATTTTCAATCGCTTTACATGATTTGTTCCCCTTCTTGAAAACTGGTAATCAACTCCCCCTCTTTACAATGGGTAGTGATAGAATTCAAATTGAATTATATTTCACCCCTCCAGCGTCTCTGGAGAGAATGGTTCTCTCTAAAGCAGACGAGGGAGATACTGGTTTTGAGTTCCAGATAGACCAGAATTCGGTGGAGTTTATCAGCGACCACATTTTCTATCCGGGACAAATGGAGCAGTGGGCTTCTATGAATAAAGATTTGACATTTTCGTATTTTGACTATGTAATCTCAAGACAGCAAATTACCTCCGCCGCCGACGGCACAGACACCTCTAAGACGAATATTAGAAATATTGGTGGGGCTGGTCGCCTTGTGACGAGGTGTTATTCTGGCTACAAGGATCAAGCCGCCGCCCCCGATCTTGGTATATGTTCTCACTATGGAGCAAGGGGTCTTGTAAATACTGGAGACGCTGTTGGAGAGTTAGAAAGTAATTTATTTTATAATGAAAAGTTCTTGTTTCCCCAGAATGTTAAGAATGGGGCAAGACATTATCACAATTTAAGAGACGCAGAGAAGAGACAATTATATATCCCCCGACCGATTTATTCGGGTGGCGGACACGACCTCATACCCGGAGCGGGAGCGGGAGCCACTCTCCATTATGACGGCAGAACTCAAGACCAGTTGTTAGTAAACCAGTTCTATCAAGGGTGGAGACTTAATCACGGGGAGCGTGTCGGTTCTAAAGGTATTGAAATCACTATGAATGCGAGAGACAATGCTGGGACGGGACAAGGTCTATCCACTGGTAAATATCTCCAGATTTCATACACCGAACAATTAAGATACGCCACTCTCAAGGACGGACAACTTGAAGTCTATTGGTCGTAATCCATTCTGTCTCAAACGATTTTATAACTATTTTTTAACTAATTTGGTTAATCCATTTTGACATATATATATATCCGTTTTTGTCAATTTGGATTAATTAAAATAAAAATCTAACCTTTTATTATAAAATGACAGAAAAACTTAAAGATTTAATTTCTAAAGCCCGTCCTAATGCTAAAGAAAGCACTATAAAAATGTATGTATCTAACCTTAATAAACTAATGAAAATATTTGAAAAAGACAACCTTAAATTTCTAAATGAAGTGGATAAAGTTAAGAAGAAATTAGAAGATAAACATTTTACAACCCAGAGAAATTATTACAATTCTATCATAGTTTATTTAATGAGTAAAGATAAAGCCAGTAAGACCATTGAGAAGTATAATGAGGTTAGAGACGAATTAAATAAGAAGTATCAAGAAAATCAAGAAAGCGGGGTCATTAGTGAAAAACAAAAAAATAATTTCATTGAATTAAGTGAACTTCAAGACATGGTGAAAAGAATTCAAAAAGATTTAGATATACCGAAACTCAAAAAAAAAGAATCATTAACACCGAAAGAATATAACCTCTTAAAAGTTTATGTAATTCTTGAGATATTAATTCGTATCCCTATGAGAAATGATTTATCTAATCTTGAAAAAATTACTCGTAGAGAGTATAATAAATTAACCGATACACAAAAAAAAGATAATAATTATCTGGTAATGGATAAAACAAAAATGGAGTTTATTATGAATGATTATAAGACAAGTAAAAAATATAAGGAGAAGGTTATTAGTGTCCCTAAAGATCTTGAAAAAATAATCCGTATGTATATAAGAAAAAATGGAGATAGTAAGAATTTATTTCCTATGAGTCGTAATGCTCTTTCTCAACTCCTCATAAAAACAAGTAAAAAATATTTAAATAAATCAATATCCACAACCATGATAAGAAAAATTGTAGCCAGTGATTTATTAAAAGAAGTAAAACAAAAAGAGAAAGAATTATCTAATAAAATGGGGACAGACATAGACACTATAAAGTCGGTTTATGTAAAAACAGAGGATTAATATATTCATTTTTTATCTTGACTAATATCTTATATTCGTCTCTACCTCTATCATTTCTCCCACCATAGCCCGTATTAACTTCTTCTTCATTTAGTTCCCAGTAATAAAAACCCTCTTCTTTTTCACTAGTATAAAGACACCTCCATATAAAGAAAACCTTTTTATCTGGATTAGCCTTCTTAAACTTAATACCCTCTTTAATTTTACCTAATTCAAAAAAAAGGTCTGGATATTGACCGAACCTACATTTACGGGTTTTAAGTTCTATCTTACATTTATCATTTAAATAATCAAACTTGTTGTATTGATCTGTTTTTTTTAATTTACCGAAGATTGTCTCAAGATAAGGGAGGCTCTCGTCTTCACTTTTAAAACCGAACTCTAAATCACTTTGTAATTTACTATTCATTTTATACTTAATAATAGAAAAAAATTCTGGGTAAAAAAACGCACTTAA